ACCTTCCCCTTTTGTTTTTTATGAGGATATTTATAGTAAACTTAAATGGGTTACAATTATGACTGAAAACATAGAAAAACGAGTCCCAAAGGGAGATATAAAGTTCTCAATTACACTTTCTGATGAACAAAAGCAGGCAAAACAAAGTATTCTTCAACACCCATTTAATTTTATAATGGGAAAAGCAGGTAGTGGTAAAACACTCCTTGCCTGCCAAATCGCATTAGATTCTTTTTTTAAAAGGGATTATAATAAAATTGTTGTTACAAGACCAACAGTATCCAATGAGGATAACGGATTTTTACCTGGCTCTTTAGAAGAAAAATTAGAGCCGTGGTTAGTCCCTATTCGTTCTAATATGCGAAAGGTGTATGATAAATCTTCTGTATTGGATAAGATGGAACAGGATGAAAAAGTAGAGTTGGTATCACTTACTCACTTTAGAGGTAGAACCTTTGATGATTGTGTTTGTATTGTGGATGAGTTTCAGAATCTTACGAAATCCCAACTTGCGATGGTGTTAGGGAGATTGGGTAAGAATTCAAAGATGATATTATGTGGAGACCCACAACAGATAGATTTAAAATCCGCAAACGATTCTGCTATTCACGAGGTAGCAAAATTAAAACCAAGTGGGTATGTTTACACTGTAACTTTAAAAGATAATCATAGACACCCAGCGTTGGATGAAATATTTAAACTATTATACGAATATTAGATATTTATATTAATAATAGAGGAGTAAAAAAATGGCAGCAGGAAGATACTTATTAACCATAGAGCAGGGAGCAACTACTGATTTATTGTTGGAATATAAAGATTCTAATGGAAATCCTGTTGATTTAAGTGGATATACCGCAAGGATGCAAATAAGACCAACGATAGATTCATCTACAACACATCTATCAATAACAAGTGTTACCGCATCCGATGGCACGGGTTTAAACTTAACACCAACCTCTGCATCATTAACATTACCAAGAACATCAGGTAGTGTTGGTTTATTTATTTCCGCAGCAACATCATCTGGATTAAGTTTTACGGAGGGGGTTTACGATATAGAATTAGAATCCTCTACGGGTGTGGTTACAAGATTATTGGAAGGTATAGTAAAACTTTCAAAAGAGGTAACTAGGTGAGTAGTGATAGATTGAATGTAAAAGTTGTATCAAATCAAAATTCAGTAGAATTAACCAAAAACGAAAACACGGTTGTAATCTCTGATAAGAACCGAGATACTTCTATAAATGTACTACAAAAAGAAACAGCAGTTGTTACTGTAGTATCCAAAGGCCCTAAAGGTGATAAGGGTGATAAAGGTGATAAAGGTGATAAAGGTGATACGGGAATTGCAGTTACTAATCAAATAACCACGGGGAGTATAACCGCATCTGTAGATATAGGAACTGATACTTTTAAAGTACAAAGTGGTTCATCTACATTTTTATATGTAAGTTCAAGTGGTAGGGTTGGTATAGGTACTACATCACCACTATCCATACTTACTGTAGCAGGGGGGGATATAAACATTAATAGTGGGTATAGTATAGGTGGTAATTTTGTAGGTACATATACATCATTCATAACATATCACAATGATGGGTTAGGATTTTTACAAAGCGCAAGTTTTGGATTTAGAGGCTCTGCTTATATGGATTCAATCGCTTACCCCAATCTTTTTGGATTTGGTATAAATGACTTAAGATTTTTCGCATCCACGAATGGTATTGCAGCCCCATCCGAAATAATGAGAATAGTAGGTTCTACTGGGTTTGTAGGTATTGGAGAAACATCTCCATCAGCTAAATTAGAAATTAAAGGCAGTGGAGCAACCTCTGCAACAACCGCATTTAGAGTAGAAAATTCATCAGCAACATCATTATTAACTATATTAAATGATGGTACATCGGCATTTAATACATCACATCTTTATGTAAGTAGTAGTGGTAGAATAGGTATGGGAACTACTACCCCACAATCTCAGTTACACATTACAGGAGCAAACGCATTATTTACCCTATCACCACTCCATCCCCTACCAACAAGTAATGTTCCATCCGCATCATTCGCAACGAGTGGTAGTGGTGCAAATTTAAAACCTTATTTTTGGAATGGTTCTTCTTGGAACGCATTATATTAAAACCACATAATCAAAAATAAAACTATTTATATAAAACGGAGAAAAGTATTATGGCAATAAAAGTAACAGGGTATTTCAAAAACCCAACAACAGGCCTGATTCACGAATCACCATTATTAACACTTGTTCCACATTTACAATATGCTGGACAATTACAAATGGATGTTCATATCAGCGGAGGTGGAACGGTAGCGTATCATTCAATTGATAAAAATGCATTGGTATATAACTCCGAAATTACCGATGGTTATTCACAACTTATTGATGCTTTAGAAACCTATGTTATTAATAACCTTAAAACCGCAAACGATGTAAACTCTGCGGCAACATTTGAACACTATGTAAAGCCTGTAGTTGTAGAACCAACTGAACCAACAACTGAAGGTAGTGGAGAATAACAAAAATGGCAGTTAATATTCCAATATATCCTGGCTCATCATCATTCTTTCCTGGTAAAACACCCTTTGGATGGTTTGATAATGATTATGATTTCCAAGTTGATGCAGACTCAGTAACAAAGTGGTGTGCTCTAAGGCTTGGCTATCCTATTGTGGATATAGAACTGCAAGATATAGATTTTTACGCATGCTTTGAAGAAGCAGTAGATGAATTTTCATCCCAATTAAACCAATACCGAACCAAAGAAAACTTACTAAGTATTCAGGGTTCATCGCTAACCAGCAACTTTACCAAAAAATTGTTGAACAATAACTTTGGTGGGGTAGTAAATATCGCATCTGATTATGGAACTGAGGCGGGGAGCGGTGGTAGATTAACTCATTATACAGGTTCATTTACAATGGTAAGTGGAGTACAAATTTATGATTTGGGTGATAGTTCGATAGCAAGTTTAGAAGCGGGTGATTTATCAACTGATTCTATAACTATTCGTAAAATGCATCACGAGAACCCACCTGCGATTGTTCGTTACTTTGACCCGTTCATTGGAACAGGTTTAGGTTCACAACAAATGATGGAAACCTTTGGTTGGGGTAATTACTCACCGGGTGTATCGTTTATGATGCAACCTATGTATGATGACCTTCTTCGTTTACAAGCGATTGAATTTAACGATTTGATTAGAAAATCTCAATATGGGTTTAAGTTGTATGGTAAGAGGGTTCGTATATTTCCATTTCCAACGGATTTATACGATGGATTAAAAATTCACTTTGAATACACATTGGATTCGGAGAGAAATAACCCAGTAGCTAAAGCAAATGTTGTATCTGATTTTTCAAATGCTCCATTTGGTAGATTAGATTATTGTGATATAAATGCACATGGTAGACAGTGGATATTTAAATATACATTGGTATTGGTAAAAGAGGTATTGGGGACAGTTCGTTCTAAATTTAGTTCAATTCCAATCCCTGGCGCTGAAGTTACATTGGATGGTTCAGATTTAAGAACTCAAGCCGCAACTGAAAAAGAGCAGTTGATAACACAAATCAAAGAAATGTTAGAATCAACAAGCAGAAGGTCGCTTTTAGAAGCCAAAAAGGATGAAACTGAATTTTTAGAATCAACACTTAATCGTGTCCCAATGCCAATTTATATAGGATAATCCGATGGCATTATTTGGTTCGGCAAGAGATATTAGTTTAATCAGAAGGTTAAACAAAGAACTCATCAATGAAATAATTGATACGGAAGTGTATTATTATAAGCCTGTATTGGATGAATCGTTGGTAAATCTTTATGGGGAATCAAAAGATAAAGTTTTTTATAATCCTGTTAAAATCCCCTGCTTAATTGATAGACAGGACACTGAAGCAGTTTCAGATGATTTTGGACAATCATATGCACATACAGCCACATTCAACTTTTTAAGGGATACTTTAAAAGATGATAAAGACGTTAAGCCAGATGTTGGTGATATCATACAATGGGACAATGAATATTATATGGTTGATAATGTAAATGAAAACCGATTGTTTGTAGGTAAGAATCCTGAAACTTGGGATGGTGGTGATGGACACGGAACATCAATTTCCATATCATGCCTTACGCATGTTACCCGCCAAACATCCATTAAGTTGATTGATGTAAGGTATGGAAACTCTACAACAAATGATAGTTATTTACCAATAGGATTATAAGATGGGTAACACATATAGAGATATAAACTCTGAAAAGCCTGATTTAAAGCAGACGATGTCATCCACATCGGAAAATCCTAAGTTAAATAAGGCAAAGCAGGTTAGACGGGATACGGATAATACACAAAATATATCTATTGGTATCTATGATATTGACTTGGCTTTCAGAGATTTTTTAGTAAAAGATGTAAGACCATTTGTAGTGGATGATGGGCAAATCATACCTATCCCAGTAATTTATGCAAATCCCGAAAAATGGGTTTCGGCTCAAAGAGATGGGTTTATGCGGGATGCAAACGGGAAAATACAAACACCTGTAATTGTATTTAAAAGAACCTCCTTATCAACCAATCAACAGGCTGCAAAGTTAAAGGTTTTAAATTCCGAAGATGCACATCAACCATTTGAACGGAAATACACAAAAGCAAATAGATATGACCAATTTTCTATATTGACTGGGCAAACCCCTGTAAAAGAATATATTGCTGTTGAAAGACCCGATTATTTAGATGTTCAATATGAAATGAACATATGGTGTGATTATATGGAACAACTAAACAAAGTAGTTGAACAAATCATTTTCTTTCAAGGTAGGTCA